TCAAATACGGAGGAGCTCCACACCATCCTGTCCGACTATATGATCCGCAGGACAAAGAGCGAGGTCCTTCCTAACCTGCCCACCAAGACAAGGACAGTCCTGAGAGTGGACATCAACAACAGACAGGAGTATGACAAAGCCCGCAATGAGTTCATTGCCTGGTACAAAAAGGCGAAGGGCGACAAGGCCGTCAGGAAGCTGCAAGGTGTGGAACAAGACGTCAGACTGGGTGTCTTGAAGAGACTGGCCGGTGTGGGCAAGCTGCCCTCTGTGTGTGACTGGATTGATGATTGGCTACAGAGCTCCGAGGGGAAGCTCATTGTCTTTGCAGTCCACCGTCCTGTTGTGGAGCAGCTCGTTAAGAAGTACCCCAAAGCTGCAATGATCAATGGCACAGTAAAGCCCAAGGACCGCCCTGCCATAATCAATAGGTTCATAACAGATCCCAAATGCCGTCTGTTCATCAGCACTCTGAAAACCTCAGGCACAGGTTTGGATGGCTTACAGCACGTTTCAAGTACCATCCTGTTCGCTGAGCTGGGGTGGACGCCTGGAGACCACGAGCAGACAGAGGACAGAATACTGCGCATAGGACAGACTGACAAGGTGAACATCTACTACCTCATAGGCAGAAACACCATTGAGGAGTGGAACCTGAAGCTGATCGCGAAGAAGCGGAGTATGGTTGGCAAGGTGCTGGAGGGTCCCGGACCCAAGAGCCTTGAGGAGGCTCTACTTATTGGCAGCTCTTGAGCACGGAAGAAGGGGCGTAGAAAATACCCCGCAAGATTTTCTATATGTCCTCTATGTCGAGGGCGGTTTTTTGTATGTCCTCTATGTCGAGGGCGGTTTTTTGTATGTCCTGTAGGCTGCACAAGATTTTCTATATGTCCTCTATGTCGAGGGCGGTTTTTTGTATGTCCTGTAGAAGGAGCAATGAATGAAAGCAGACACAGTAGAAGTGAAACCGATCATGTTTCACAACATCCCTGTCAAACTGAAGCGCCGGTTCAAAGTGGCCTGCACAAAACAGGGACGCCCTATGCAAGAGGTCATTGCAGAGCTAATGGAGAGGTATGCGAGAGAACATGAATCTTGAAGTCATTCTGCAAGAGCACGGAGTTGAATATATTGACTCCGGGCATCATCACTGCCACGAAGGCTGGATCCAGCTGAACTGCCCGTTCTGCACAGACGGGGCATACGGCTGGCATCTTGGCTACAACCTGGAAACCCACCGATTCAACTGTTGGCGGTGTGGCAAGCATTCCGTCTGGGAGGTGCTCAATGCCCTGATCCCCCTGCCCAAGGGGGCTCTCTACAAGTTGACACAGGAGGTTAGACGGGGAGCCCCCGATACCAAACCCCAAAGGGTTGTCGTCCGCAAGGCTCTGCCCAAAGCCCCTCTGGGCACAGGCCCCCTGGACTCACAGCACAAAAGGTACTTGAGGAAGCGCAGGTTCAGCCCTGCACGCCTCATCAATGAATGGGACATCAAAGCCACAGGGCACCTGAGCGGTGAGTGGTCCTGGAGAATAGTAATCCCCATCTACGATGAGGAGGGCAACATTGAGGCATACCAGGGCAGAACTATATCCAAGTCTGTCAAACCCAAATACCGCACGTCTGAGGGCGCCCCCAGTGACTTGCTCTACGGGATCCACAGGGCAAAGGGGGATGCTGTAATCATTGTGGAGGGCGTCACAGACGTGTGGAGGCTGGGAGCTGGGGCTGTAGCCACAATGGGGGTTGACTGGGGCAAGGAGCAAGCGAACAGGCTGCGGAGATACGACAGGCGGTATATAGCCTTCGATCCCGAGGAGACAGCACAGAGGCGAGCTGAGGAGCTTGCAAGGTGGCTCGCATTCTTTCCAGGAGTGACAGAGATAGTTGAAGACCTGAGGACTGATCCTGGGGACCTCAGTGACAACGAATCTGTGGACCTCATGAGACAACTCAACGTCAGAGAAAAATAATGGAACCAAGTGCCCCCATCAGGACGATAGTAATAGTGGACAAAGCCCTGCCCGTTAACTCTGCTGCTTCTCCTCCGGGCGGGCTTCCCAAGCCCCCGCCAAAGACCTGCGCCCAAAGGGTCGGAGGCGGGGGCTCTGCTTTTCTGAGGAGAACAAAACTTGATAGAGGAGACAACGAAATGAACAACACCACAACAGAACAAGACGTGATCCTCCAGATTGTGGAGAGGGTCAACAACCTCTTCCCCAACCGCTTCACTCCCTCCCGACTCACTTGGGACATTGCAGCAGCGCATCAGTCCTGCCCACTCAACCTTGATGCTCTACTCAACGCCGACCAGTTCAACTTCCTGCACGATGTCTTCGGCATTATACAAAACCTCAACCGAGAGACGGGCAAGCTGGAGAATTGCTTCCTCCCCCGTTTCACCAAGAGGGCATAGGAGAGACAGATGAGAGACGAGATTATAATTGAGGGAAGAACCCGTGTAGTCTTCCGCTTCAATGGGCAGACGATTGAGGCTTACATCACAGACAAGAAAGACACTGTCAGCATCAGGTGTGATGGCCAACTCCGTGTGGAGCCTGAGTGCGGAAATGGCGTGATGCTGTCCATAAAACAGGGCAAGTGACCAATGAAAACAGGTAAAGATTGGGACTATCAGGTAGATCTTGAAGATCAAATACTGACCATCACCACAACATCCTGTGACCGCATCCTTCAAGAATGCCCCGACGCTTTGTTACTCTATATATTCTTCTACCGAACGGCCAAGCGCCAGGGCACCTTGTCCATCAGGGCAACGTCCCGCTACTGCCGCAAGGGCCTCAGGTGGGGTGAGACCAAGTTCAACAGGGCGGACAAGGTGCTCCGCGACCTCGGCTTGATAGAAAAGGTTGCGAGGCGGGGATTTAATGGGCAGGTACAGGGATGGTATGTGAGAATCAAGTATGTGACTCTCAAAGAACAAACTCCCCACAACCCCCGAAACCCCACAACCTGGGAAATCCCAGTCTCTGGGGAACAGCGCACAAATACTAAGAGAGAGGAAATAAAGACTAAGAGATCCTTGTCGCGACTCGCAGACGAGTCGGCGACAGAGAGTGATTCTCCTTCGAAAAAGAAGATGCACCCAAGATATTTCAAGTTTGCCCACCTCCTCAAAGAAACAATCGAAACCGTCCATAAAGTGAATTGCACCAGCAAAGTATCAGGATGGGCAAAACAATTCAAACTTCTACACACCTCAGACGGGGTATCGCCACTTCGTATAAGAACCATCCTGAAGTGGTATTGCAAAGAATACCCAAGACGAGACCAGTATCTGCCCATCGCCGATTCCGGTGCCTCATTCAGAGGGAAGTTCACAAAGATTGAAGAAGCCAAGCGCAGAAGGAAACCCCAAGACAATTATGAACAGGACAAGAAACGTATCAAAATGAATATTATCCAACAAGGAGAGAGCCAACTATGCGAAGAAGAGTAGTCGATGCCAACCAGGAACGCCAGTTTCTAATTGGTATGATCACGTCCAAACCTTTCCTCGCCACTGTAGCTCCCGCGTTCAGTTTGGACTTGATAGAGGAAGACCACTTCAGGACCGTCGCCAGTTGGTGCTTGGACTTCTACAAGACCTATCGGGACGCCCCGGGGAAGTCCATTGAATCAATCTACTATGGGTGGGTAGAAAGCCAACAGAGTTCCTCCCAGACTGAAGCCATACACGATTTTCTAGAAAGTCTGTCCGGGGAATATGACACACTTGGTGACGTGAACGTCCCTCATCTTGTTGATGGGTTTGGCAAGTTCATCTTGTCAAAGAGGCTCGCCAGGCTCAATGATATACTTGAGTACAATCTGCAGAGGGGTGACAGTGAAATAGCCCTGCAGGCTATAACAGAGTTCCGGTCTGTTGATGCTGGTGTGTCAAAGGGCACAAACCCATTGAACGATCCGAAGGTTTGGAAAGAGGCCTTTGCTGATCCTCTGGTCCCCCTCATCACGTTCCCCGGAGATGCAGGGCGGTTTTTAAGCAGGGCGTTCACACGGGACGCTCTCATCGCTATACAGGGTCCTGAGAAGAGGGGCAAGACGTTTTGGTGCTTAGAGCTTGTGATAAGAGCTCTCAGGAACAGGCGCAAGGTTGCTCTATTTGAAGTAGGAGACTTGAGTCAAAGCCAGATTCTAATGAGGCTCGGGGGGAGGCTCTGTGGGAGTCCGTTGCGCAAGGAGGACTGTGGTGATATCCACGTGCCCGAGAGGATCCGCAGGGAGAAGGATCCCGCTGAGGAAGAAGAGATTCCCATTGAATTGGACGTGGTGACAAAACGCTGCCCACGTCCTGTGTCAGAGCGGGCTTGCCAACGTGCCCGAAAGAAGTTCATAAGAGCATGTGGCATCCCGCGTCGTAAGACATACCTCAAGTTCTCAGTCCACCCCAACTCTTCAATCAACGTTCGGGGGATAGAGTCCATACTGGAGAGGTGGGAGCAGGAGGAGAACTTTGTCCCTGATGTCATTATTATTGACTATGCAGACATTCTCGCGCCGGAGGACAGGGGCAAGGAAGTGAGGCACCAGATCAATGAGACGTGGAAGGCGTTGAGGCGCTTGTCGCAAGAGAGGCACTGCCTTGTAGTAGCTCCCACACAGGCGTCTGCTGAGAGCTACGAAACAAAGACGCAGACAATGAAACACTTCTCCGAGTCCAAAACGAAGCTGGCTCATGTGACAGGGATGTTGGGATTGAACCAGACGGAGGGAGAGAAGGATATGGGAGTGATGCGTTTGAATTGGATTGTCTTGCGTGAAGCAGAGTTCAGTCACCGCCAATGTCTTTGGGTGGGGCAATGCCTGAAGTTGGGCAGGGCTTTCTGCTGTGCAACACTCTAAGGAAATTTTGGCACCACGTCCTCTGTTCAACACGATAGTAAAACAGCGACCCTGCGAAGCAACAGGAGATTGATAATGTATAGGATCCGCAAGAAGTTCCAGTTTGAAGCTGCCCACGTCCTGCCCAGCGCATATTCTGAAGACTGCCACAAGAACATCCACGGTCATTCCTATACGGTTGAGGTGTTCTTAAAGAGCACAGGCTTGAACCAGGATGGAATGGTCCTTGACTTCGGGTTCCTGAAACAGTGGATCAACGAAGTGAAGGATCAATGGAACCACGCGTTGTTCCTCCCGAGCGGCAGGATGAAGTTGGGGGAGGGGATAAGAAACCAACTGCCCGATCAGAAAATTCTCTACATGCACCAACCCACTGCGGAGTACATGGCGTCGGCCCTTTTCTGCTCCTTGAATGTTTGGTTGGACAGGCAGACAATCATCACACCCTGTCTGGTGGACAGGGTGCGTGTTCATGAAACTGCAACAGGATGGGCAGAGTACTCGGAGAGCTGAGATGACCTTCAAACAGTGCCGTCAGGCCGCAAGAGAAATGGCTTCGGAGGGGAAGAAGTGCTATTTCACTTTGGTAGGTCCTCATTGTGGGTTCCGCTGTGTCTGGACAGATGCGGGGAAGGGGTTGTTTAGGAGGGTGGGGCACGACAGACAGTTGGCCTCCCACTATTTCGAGAACGAAGGGGCTCTATGCGAAGAGATTGGCGAGAAGGCAGAGGTGGTGCGTGGCTGAGAGGTTGCTCAAAAAGGCCTGGGCAGCACAGCGGGTGGGAGAAGATGCGTTTGGCGTACCACAATGGGCTTGGCAGAGAGCTCTTGTAATCGTAGGGGAAGAAACAGCCAACCACTTCAAAGTGAAGTTCATTAGAGATGGTTCAATAGTTTGGCAACCGAAGGCAGACGTAAGGTTCACAAAGCCAAGGAGAAAGAGAATAGTAGAATGAAGACTTACCCTATCAATGAGATCTTCTACTCGATACAAGGAGAAGGGCCTCAAGTTGGCAGGCCTATGGTGTTCATACGATACTCAGGCTGCAATCTTAAGTGTGAGTTCTGTGACACAGACTTCTCTGTCAAAACAGATATGAGGGCAGCAGATATCATTAAAGAGGTGAGCCGCCTCATTGCAAGCGAGAAGATCTTTCCACCCACTGTCCCCGCCATCTGCCACACGGGCGGGGAGCCCCTGCTCTATTTGGATGAGCAGTTGATTGAGGAGCTTGGGGGCTTAATTTGTTCACAGCATCTTGAGACGAATGGCACAAAAGAAATCCCAGTCCCTGAGGCGTTTGAAGCGATCGTTATTTCCCCAAAGACCCTTGTCCCCAGAGCAATGAAACAGTATCTGGAGGACGACGCCTACCGTAATGGCTTCTTGAAGATCGTCTGGGACCCAACCAACTGGGAGTTTGCCACTGTATTCGCAGAGTGGGCAAAATACGTCTACTGTGAAAAGTTCGTGCAGCCCAGAACGGATCCCCAGACCGGGGATTCCAACGTTGAAGAGACAGTCGAGTGGTTGAAGAGGCACCAAGACTGGCGGCTCAGTATCCAGGTCCACAAAATTATTGGGGTCAAATAAAAAAACTTCAGCCAAGTGCATTGGTGAGGACGATAGTATAGTAGAGCGTTTGTTACTTGGTTGAGTTTTTTGTTTTGGACCTGTTGACAAGGAGATTGAGAAATGGCAAACCGTCAGGCAATGATCGACGTTTTGAAGGAGATGGGTGCAAAGGTCGTCGTGGGGACGAGTACGGAGAGGCTGGAGAAGAAGTGTGTTTGGTTTCTCAGTGGGATCGATGCAGACAAGATGACCGACGCCCAGAAGACTTTGGCGGAGGATCTGGGGCTGGGCAGCGCGGATCCCGTCGGGGCGCCTAAGAAGGCCCCTGCAAAGAAGAAGGCCAAGAAGGCAGCACAGCCCGCAGCACAGCCCGCAGCGAAGGCGAAGAAGGCTGCAAAGGCATCACAGCCCACCAGCACCCGCGGCAATGGGAAGTCCGGGATGGCGGTCTTCACGGCGTACATCAACGCCCACAGGAAGTTCACCCGGGAAGAAGTGATCGTGGCAGTTCAGAAGGGCTCCGAGATCGATATCAAGGACTACTGCATTGCGAACTACATCGCTCTAGCCAAGAAGGAGAACAATCAGTTCGGCGTGGTGCTCGTCGAAGAGAAGAAGGATGGTGAGCGCGTACTCAGCCACGCATAGAGCCGGGATTATCCACGCCCTCAATAGAACCTTACTTCCCTTCCCAGGGCAAGTTCATAGTAAGGTGCCACTATTGAGGGCGTGTTTTCATTTTGGAGGAATACAATGAACAAAGAAATGGCTTGCATCTTTTTGAACAGAGAATGCCCCCGGGGGTGCCCTCAATGTGGAATGCTGTCTCCCCGTCCGAAAATGAGCGTCTCTCAGGTGCAGACGGCGGTGAGCATCTTGCGGGGGCTGGACTTCAAGTTCATCCTGTTCCTCGCAACAGAGCCTTTGCTGTTAGGGAGCCGCTTGGTGCTTCTTGTTGATTGGCTCTATAAGACTGGCACGTTCTACGCCATGTACTCCACAAGTCCGGAGCCGCTGTTCTCGCGCTTTCGGCAGCCATTGGTTGACGCTGGCCTGCGCAATTGGTCCTCTGGGATTGACTACCTCCCCGGGGCGTCCCCATCAATAATCACAAGGCTGAAGGTGCAAGAGTCCGCACAGGGATTGGCGTGGATGGCGCGACAGGGAGTCGAGGTCCACTCGAACACCACAGTTCACAGAGACAACTTCAAAAGTCTGCCAGAGATATTGATGTGGTGCCAGTCCATCTATCCTGGTATGCAGACAGCGTTCAACTTCATAGAGTACAAACGGGATGAGCAGTTTGACTTCTTTGCAGAAAAGGAGAAGATGCAGGATCTGTGGTGGGAGGGCACAGAGGAAGAGGCGGAGGCTCTGCAGTCTGTAATGGCGAAGGTGAGGGAGATGACAACCTGGCCAGGGTCTATAATCCAAACGACGTATGACTACTTGGACAGGGCAGTCGACTACTATACCACCCTCAACAAACATTGCCAGGGCAATGTAGGACCTTGTGTGGACTGCGACGGTACGCTGAGGCTGTGCGGCTACAGGACGGGCTCTCAGGTGGGGAGGTATAAGGTGTTCGATCTCAAAGAACGATACGCGGAGATCGAGGACGCTTGGCAGCAGGACCTTGCAGAGTGTCCAGGGTGCTATTGGATCTGCCCTGAGCTTGTGAAGACGCCCGAGCTTCTAGACCCGGCGTCTGGTGTGCATGAAAAGAGATGGTCAACAGGAGACAGAGGATGAGCAATCAAAGAAGAAGGGCGTTGATTCTGTTCAGCGGTGGAGCTGACTCTGTTCTAATGGTGATGCAGGCCATAAAGATGAGCTTGGACTTCACTGTTCTGGTCTACTGCTATGGACAAGTCCACGAAGAAGAGGTCGACGCCGCACGAGAGCTGATTAGCAAGCTGCGCAACGAAGGGAGAACGATCCCCTCTCTGCACCTTGACCTTACAGGGTGTTTTGAAGCCAGCAGGTCCAGGTTGCTCAAGCAAGTGTGCGACCGCCCCATCAATAGTGATGACATAGGGAGGGATCTGGGTGTACATTCTGCTCACGTCCCCTCCAGAAATGCTGTGTTTGTTTCTGTGGCACTGAGTGTTGCGGAGAGCAGGGGCTACGACGAAGTGTGGATTGGTTGTGACTACAGTGATAGAGTAAACGGGTTCCCCGACTGCCGACAGGAGTGGGTAGAGGCAATGGACAAGGTGGCGGAGCTCAACAGCCCATACCGTGTGAGAGTAAAGGCCCCCCTGCTGGGCTTGACAAAAGAAGACGTCCTTGAAAGGTTGGCACTGCACGGTATCGTCGTTAAGGAAATTTTTTCCGGATATGGGGACCACTTGCCTTCCTGAGGACGATAGTATAGTGTCCAGCAGTAGCAACAGGTAACATAATCAGGAGAGAACAAGAAGATGCCACCAGAGAATGATACCGCTGCATTGACCCGCCTCACAGAAAAGGCCTACAGCCCGCTCGTTATCCGCAAGATCACCAAGTTCGGTTTCCCCATTTACGTCGGTATCATAACAGACGACAACCTCGACAGCCTAGACCAGGTTGTCGTGTCGTTTGTCCAATCCGAGATTGACAAGTGGAAGAGCGACAGCATACAGGACAAGCGCTGGCTTGCAGGCGCCCTGTGTGACCTACTGACAGCCACGTTCAAAAAGACAGAGGGGGTGGCTGTCACTCTCTACATTGACAAGACGTGCATATCAAGTCTCTACGGAGACTTTATGAATCACGCGATGTGCCGTTCAGAGTACTACAGCCTCTTAATTATGGGGACAGGAGTATGAGAGTTCTAAACCTGGGATGTGGCTCGGACATCAGAAAGGACATCGACGGAGAGGAGTGGTGGAATGTCGACACCAACCCCCCCGCCTATAGGAGCGAGAACGCCAGGGTGTTGGAGTTGGACTGCCGAAAGATTGCCTCCTACTTTGAGGAGGGGTTCTTCGACAGGGTGTTCGCAAGTTTCCTATTCGAGCATATTGAAGTGGCCGCTCTGCCGGCGCTGTTATGGAACATTCATCGTGTTCTCGCGGCGAATGGTGAATTGCTGGTCCATGTCCCAAACATGCAAGCCATCCTCCGTGAGTATGAAAGGCAGTTCTCAGGGGATACAGACGAGAACGAAGAGGACAAAGATCCTACTTTCATCACAATGATTGTCAATCCACTTCGGATCTTTGGGGATGAACAGGTTACTCAGCACCGAAGTATATGGACGCCGGCGGTGGGGCAATACTACCTGGAGATGGAGGGTCTGTTCAGGGTTGTTGACGTGACACAGAAGTGTGACCCAGACTGGACAGTGGTCTATCTTGCAAGAAAGGTGTGACCAAATGTCAGAAGCAGAAGTCCCAAGACATCTTTTCTTTGCTCCACACGTTGATGATGCCTTTATAGGCTGTTGGTCGGTGCTTTACTACGTGGAGATCCCCGCCCGTAAGATCATCTACACAGAGAAGGTGGATGAGGTGAGGGGGCGGGAAGCTTCGGAGATGCGAGACGCCTGGGGCGTAGACATTGCGTTTGTGGATGGTGTTCGTGGCGCCATCGAAGAACTACAGAAAAACATCAGGGAGAATAAAAGGCTTGGTCGGCCATCCCTAAAAGTCTACGCCCCAGACTTCTACTTTGAGACCCACCCCGCGCACAGAGCTCTAGGCTGTGCTCTATGGAATGAAGTGGGACCCATAGTGGATAAGAGGTTCTTTGTCTATTCCACCAATATGAATGTCCCGTATCTGCGGGAGCTTGACGAAAAGGACGCCAGGATCAAACGCGCCGCACTCGACAAGTACTTCCCTTCCCAATCAAGTCTTTGGGATCACGATCACAGGTATTTTCTCTTTGAGGGTATTGCACAGTGGGATCCGTGGACTGCCATAACAGACTGATACTCGTACCCCAGATGCCCGTGGACATGAGGTATACGAGTTGGTGGATTGCAGAGTTGGACAGACACCTCTCCAAGTTCTACAAAGACTTTGTCATTCTGGGCAGAACATTGCCCTCCCACGGGGACCTCCGTGTCTTTGCGCCAATGGATTTAGCCCTCCAATACGAACTTGAGCAGATGGAGGAATACATGAAGCTGGACGTCACAGAGAACGACGTCCTGCTCAATTGCGATTTGAGTTACCCCGGCCTGTTTCACACCTTGCTATTCCACAGAAGGCCGGGGCGGGCGGTTGCGTTCTGCCATGCCACAGCGAGAAATCGCTATGACATTTTCACCAAGGTTCGGCAGCACAAATGGCTGGCAGAGCGGGCAGCGGCAGGCCTGTATGATTCTGTATTGGTCGCCTCAGACTATCACATGCAGAAGCTGAGGTGGCCCAACTTGAGATGCACCAATGGCCTGCCGCTGCCACCCGCCTACCTCCTCCCTACCAAGGCTGTAGGGGGGAGGGAGTTCCTTATGGGCAGTGTATCCCGCCCCTGCCGACAAAAGGTGGACAGGCGGGTAGAGGGGCTGTTAGAGGAAACGGTGGGCCGTAAGGTGCATCGCTTCCACCATCCTTACTGGAAGGAGTACTACACCTTCCTTGACAGGGTAAAGTATCTCATCATCACAGCCAGTGAGGAGACCTTTGGCTACCAGGTAATGGATGCGCTGCTCAGGGGATGTACGCCCATTGCTCCCAGGTGCTTCTCCTATCCAGAACTCCTCCCAGACTGGCTTCTGTATGATGCTTCGGGAACATCGGCGCAGAAAGCGGATTGCATTGCTGAGATTGTGGGAAGCGGTAAGACGTACAATGATCCTGACAAACCCGCAGCCTGGTCTCAGAACTTCTATCTAGAACTCATCAGGGCGTTGAAAGGAAAATGACAGTGGTGGCATCTACAGATAAAGAAAAACTCTTTTTGGGGTGGGCCAACATAGCCCATCGCAGTGAGAGGATCGCCAAAAAGATTATGGGCGAGAAGGGCTGCACAGGACTCGTGAGGATCTACGGTGTGCCAAGAGGTGGGATCTACGCTGCCCAATCTGTCCACACAGCTCTGCAGATCTGCGGCGCCAAGTCTCTTCTTGTTAAACGCGCCACTATGGCAGATGTTGTTATTGACGACATTATTGACAGTGGGAGCACGAAAGATTGGTATAAGGCCCACTATCCCAGCCTGCCGTTCTATGCGTTGGTGAATAAGGAGGAGGCAGATCTGGTAGATTGGGTTGTTTTCCCCTGGGAGGAGATGCAAGGGGAGATGGGGCCCGAAGAGAACATCGTCCGGATCATTGAGCATATAGGAGAAAACCCCCTCAGAGAAGGACTGGTGGGCACACCGAAGAGAATCCTCAAGTCCTTTGAAACGCTCTACAGCGGATACTCGCAAGACCCGGCAAATCTGCTGACAACCTTTGTTGATGGAGCGTGTGACCAAATGGTTGTCCTGCGGGACATTGAGTTCTTCTCCACGTGTGAGCACCATATGCTGCCGTTCTTCGGTAGAGCTCATATAGGCTACATACCTGAGGGCAGAGTGATAGGTGTGTCAAAGCTGGCAAGGCTCCTTGAGGTTTTCTCACGCCGCCTACAGATACAGGAGAGGATAGGGGATCAGGTGACGGGTGCTCTTATGGAGCATCTGCAGCCACAAGGATGTGGCTGCATTCTAGAAGCGAAGCACCTCTGTATGACGTGTCGGGGCGTGGGGAAGCAGAATAGTGTGATGATCACGTCCTCTATGAAAGGGACGTTCCTGCAGCAGGACGTCAAACAGGAGTTCTTGGGATTCATTAAATGACAACCATACCTCTTATGATTGACAGCGGAGCTTACTCAGCCTTCTACCAAGGTGGTGAGGTTGATATAGAGGAGTACATTGACTTTATCAAACGGATATTGGTAGGCAAGCCAGACGTTGTCTACATTTCGCTTGATGTGATAAACAACGGCAAGGCGACCTACAAGAACTGGCAGAGAATGAAGAGGGCGGGGCTGCAACCAATCCCTGTCTACCACGCGGTTACAGATGAGAAGTGGCTCCAAAAATACTTGGCCCAGACAGACCATATCGCCATTGGTGCTGTGGCTAAGATGGCCTCATCACAAAGGAAGGTTGCTCTGGATAGACTGTGGAGTAATTACCTCACGGACAAAGAAGGGTGGCCCCTCTACAAAGTCCACGGCTTTGCAGTGACAGGCTTCTCTCTTATGAAGAGATACCCGTGGCACTCACTTGACTCCACCTCTTGGCTACAGAGTGCAATGTATGGCAAAGTCCTTGTTCCCCACCGCAGAGCAGGCCAATGGGACTACTCCCGCAAGCCCCACTCAGTTTTCTTCTCGAACAGAAGCCCACAGATAAAGAACCGTGGGGAGCATATTGAAACAGTCTCCCCGCTGACCAGGCAGTTGGTGCTTGATTACATTGCACACCTAGGATCAAGTTACGGAGTGTCCAAGTTTGATAAGGAAGGGAAGGAAGAGATTGTGGAACCGGGCATCTGCAATGACTGGATGTTGAGAGCAAGGATGAACGCTTGGTTCTACACCAAGTTCCTTGCGCAGCTTGCGTGGCCCAGACAATTCAAAATAGAGAAATCAGCAGGGTTCTTCATCTAATGACTATGATATACTTCAGTGGAGAGAACTCCCCTATCGAAAAGTTCATTTGTGAGAGGCCCGAGGAATTCTCAGGAGCTGGTGTCCTGTTGAGTTACTGGTCTCTGCGAAACGGGGAGGACCGCGTCTCCCATCGACGGATGCACTCAATTATAGAAGGGAACGTTAAATGCAAGGCAACCGAAAAGAAGTAGAAGCCCTGTTTGGTAGGGTAGCAGTGGGCCTTTCAAGAAAGGAGCTGTTGGAGCAGTCTAATTGCTTCATCTTCCAAGGGGGCAGAGTGTCCACCTTCAACGACGAGATAATGGCGGAGGCGGACAGTCCCTTTGACATAGAGGGGGCTGTGCCCGCTGAGCTGCTGCTCAAGCTCCTGTCCAAGTTCCCTGATGAGGTTCTGGCTGTTACCAGCGATAGCACAGAGTTGAAGATCAAGGGCAAGCGCAAGAAGGCGGGGGTCGCATTCTCTGCAGACATACACCTGCCCATCAGTGAGGTTCCCACAGCGTCTGAATGGCACGAGTTGGGGGAAGAGATCCCCCCGATGCTGAGGCGGGCAGCGATGACCTGCGGCAATGATGAGACTCAGTACCAGACAACCTGCGTCCATGTTACTGAGAACATGATCGAGGCATGCGACAACTATCGCCTCTTCCGCGCCACAATGCCAACTGGCTTCCCTTCCGAGATCCTCATCCCCGGGCCAATCGTTGGGGCTATCTGTCGGTTCACTTTGACAGAAGTCTCTGTTGGAGAAGGCTGGTGCTTCTTCAAAACAAAGGAGGGAGTGGATCTTTCCGTCCGCTGCTCACACGAGTCCTACAAGCTAAAGACGGACGACGTTTTGAATGTCCAAGGTGGTGAGAGACTTTCACTGCCCGTAGACCTTCCCTCGATTCTCGAACGGGCAGAGATTATGGTTGAAACAGGATATGACGCAACAGTCCTGGTCAACATAGAAGAGGGAAGGATGTCTGTCAAGTCCCGCAAAGATGGCGGCTGGTATCAGGAGTCCAAGAAGGTCAAGTACAAGGGACCCGGCATCGCCTTCGAAGTCCACCCGAAGTTCCTTGCAGAGATACTGGATTTCACAAGGCGCGTCGTTGTGGCTGACGGCAGGATGAAGCTGAGCAAGGCTCCCATTGAGTTCGTTGTTGGGTTGGCAAAGGGCGGGGACGAAGAGATGGTCGAGGAAGAGTCCGAGGAGTAAGATGGGCTTCTTTAACGCCGCGGATATACAACAGGTTCCACAACAGGCGAAGAGGCTTTCCCACTGCGGCAGATGTGGGCTGGCACAGCGCTGCATCACCCCGAGGATGGAACCTACGGGGCAAGGGGAGAGGAGCGTCCTGTTTGTAGCAGAGGCTCCTGGGGAGACTGAGGACCGCAGAGGGGTGCAGCTTGTCGGGGACGCCGGGAAGCTGCTGAGGCGAGAGCTGCGCAGTATAGGGGAGGATCTGGACGAGTGCTGGAAGACCAACGCGGTTATCTGTCGTCCCCCCGGCAATCGCATGAAAGACGTCTACATTGAATGCTGCCGCCCCAACTTGCTGCGCACAGTCCGAGAGCTCAAACCTAATGTAATCGTTGCGCTCGGGGGTTCCGCTACACAGTCCCTCCTACCACTGGACACCAAGCTCAAGCTCAAGCCCGCAACCAAATGGAATGGTTATACAATACCCAGCCCGTTCTACAATGCCTGGATCTGCCCCACCTTCCATCCGTCCTTCATTAAGAGGATGGACGAGAACCCTGTTCTGCTGCTTCTGTTCAAGGAACATTTGAAGCAGGCCTTTGCATTGGCCTCTAATCCCCCTCAAGTGCATAGCCTCGAGGACCTGAGCAAACAGGTTGAGGTGATCATTGATCCCAAGAAGGGCAGGAGCAGGATGCGGGACCTGTGTGACGCAGAGGGGCTGCTGGCCTTCGACTATGAGACTACAGGGTTGAAACCTGAGAGGAAAGGGCACAGGATTGTCACGTGCTCATTCTGTTTGGATGGTGAAGATACCTTTGCTTGCCCAATTGAAGAGAAGTCATTGGGCGTTCTTTCCCGGGTGTTGAGAAACCCAAAGCTGGGGAAGATAGCCTCCAATATGAAGTTCGAGGAGCGGTGGTCCCACTTCTTCCTTGGACACGGTGTCGAGAACTGGTACTGGGACACAATGCTCAACGCCCACATCATTGATAATATGCCTGGCATAACATCGCTTAAGTTCCAAGCCTATGTCCACTTTGGTGTGGGGGATTATGACTCTCATATAAAGCCCTATCTGCATTCTTCCAACCCCACAAGGATGAACAGGATAGACAAAGTCGAGTTGAAGTCCCTGCTTCTATACAATGGGCTCGATGCTCTGCTGGAGTACATGTTGATGGAGAAACAGAGGGAGGTGCTTCATTGAGAACGCCTTTCCCTTGGTACGGGGGCAAAACAAAGGTCGCCAAGCCAGTATGGCGGAGGCTGGGCAATGTCCGGAATTACATTGAGCCCTTCTTTGGTGCAGGGGCAGTGCTGCTCAACCGCCCGACAAAGCCACGTTTGGAAACGGTTAACGACAAAGACTGTTTCATTGCGAACTTCTTCCGTGCAGTACAGCAGGACGTTGATGCCGTTATCAAGTACGCGGATTGGCCCGTCAATGGGGCAGACCTTTGGGCGAGAAACAAGTGGCTCTGTGGTATGGCAGAGAATCTGATTGAAGACCCAGACTTCTGTGACCCGAAGGTTGCTGGTTGGTGGGTATGGGGACAGGGTTGTTGGATAGGCAGTGGTTGGGCTTGCTCAAACAAAATGTCACGCCCTGACCTCACACCAAAGGGGATACATAGGATAAGGCCCCATCTGGGCAGGCCTATGGGAGTCACCCGCGAAGAGGAGGTTGGTCTATACCTGAAGGCTTTGTGGAAAAGAATGAGGTATGTCCGCGTGTGCTGTGGCGACTGGGAGCAGATTTGCAACCCGGACGTGATGGCGTACGCTGGGATGACAGGCGTGCTCTTCGACCCTCCCTATTCCGAAGAGGCGGACAGGGACAATCATATCTACAGAGAAGAGGACTTGGCTGTGGCCCATAGGGTAAGGGAGTGGTGCCTGGCGAACGCTGACAATAAGAACATCCGTATTGCCCTTTGTGGCTATGAGGAAGAGCACAAGATGCCGGATGATTGGGAGGTCCTTGTCTGGAGAGCTGGTGGGGGAGGGGCAACCAAAGCAGACACCCCAGCGAAGAGGAACAGACTGCGGGAACGAATATGGTTCTCTCCCTCATGCTTAAAGCCCCAGAGAGGAACATTGTTTTGAAGGAGAAGAGTTGATGCTGCCCTACACAGAACAATCTGTCCAACTAATGCACGAAGGAAGCCTGGCCTTAGCCCAGGTAGAGCACGATGGCATACGGATGGATGTTGGCTACTTGAAGGGTGCCATCAAAAAGACGGAGAGGAGAATTGCACGGTTAGAGCGTAGGCTGGAAAAGTCCGAAGTCTGTGTAGAATGGAAGAAGGCCTACGGTTCCAAAATGAAATTGGGCTCGGACGAACAGCTCGGCAAGGTGCTCTTTGACAGGATGGGTTTCAAATCCCCCGGAAAGACAGAGTCTGGTCAGCACAAGGCTGATGAGTCCTCTTTGGCAAAGGTGGATCACCCCTTTATCCAGGACTACCTCAAAGTCAAGAAGCTGAAGAAGGCTCTGTCCACCAACCTAAATGGACTGCTGGCATTAACAGTAGATGAGTATCTACACCCCACCTTCAGCCTCCACGTCACAAAGACATATCGATCCTCAAGCGAAGCGCCAAACTTCCAAAACCAACCTGTCCGCAATGAAATGCTTGCTGAGCTGATTCGCCGGGCCTTTGTAGCCCGCCCAGGTAACCATTTGGTAGAGCTTGACTACTCAGGTCTTGAGGTAAACATTGCTGCCTGCTACCACAAAGATCCCACAATGCTTGAGTATCTTGGGGATGAGACCAAGGACATGCATCGGGACTGTGCAATGGACCTCTATATGTTGGAACAGGAAGAGGTCACCAAGCAGATAAGGTACTACGGCAAGAACGGCTTTGTATTCCCAGAGTTCTATGGGGATTGGTATATTGACTGCGCCCGAGCGCTGTGGGAGGCTATAGACAAGTTCCATTTGGTGACAGCGTCGGGCACCCCGCTCAGGGAGCATTTGGCTTCCAAAGGGATACGGAGGCTGGGGGCTCTTGTGCCCGGCGAGAAGCCCGTCAAAGGGACATTTGAATACCACGTCTGTAAGGTTGAGAGGCACTTCTGGGAGGACAGGTTCCCAGTCTATGCACAATGGCGCAAGGATTGGTTTACACAGTATCAAAAGAAAGGTTGGTTCCTCACAAAGACGGGCTTTATATGCCAAGGATATATGAAGAAGAATGAGGCAATCAATTACCCTGTGCAGGGGTCCGCTTTCCATTGTCTGCTGTGGTCCCTAACCCGCCTTGTGCTGCAAGAGCTTCCCAAGAAGAAGATGAAGGCTCTCATTGTAGGACAGATCCACGACAGCATTGTGGCTGATGTTCCTCCTGAGGAGTTGGATGACTTCCTTGCCCTTGCCCAGCACGTGATGACTACTCTTCTAATGAGTATCTGGGATTGGATTATTGTGCCCCTTAAGATTGAAGCTGATGTCAGTCCCATAGGAGGCTCCTGGGTTGATAAGAAGCCCTATGACCTGAGTGGGATAGCAAAGCCCAGAGTAAGGAAGAAGTGGAAACGGTATGAGCCTGGTACACCAGAGTGGATGAGCTATTGGAAGGCCCACCCTGAGGACCAAGAGGAAATGGTTAACTATACGAGAAGGATAAAATGAATGGAGCTCTATAAGAAGTACCGACCCAGCCAGTTGAAGAGTGTGGTGGGCAATGAAGAGACAGTCAGTGCTCTGAGGAACATGCTGCGCAGGGACTCATTGCCACATACGATTCTGTTTTACGGACCCAGTGGTTGTGGCAAGACTACACTTGCCCGCATTGTCAAAGACAAACTCGGCTGCCACGATATGGACTTCCGAGAGGTGAACTCCTCAACCTTTAGAGGAATAGACTCGGTGCGGGATATACAGAGCAAGATGAACCTTGCTCCTATAGGCAAGTGCCGCGTCTACCTGTTGGATGAAGCCCACAAGTGGACAAACGATGCCCAGAACGCCGCATTGAAGATGTTGGAGGACACGCCCCGGCACGTGTACTTCCTGCTCTGCACCACAGACCCACAGAAGCTGATAAAGGCGATACGGACGCGCTGCTGTGAGATGACTGTGAGGCTCCTCACCTATAGCGAGCTTGAGGGCCTCGCCCGCCGCGTGGCAGGCAAAGAAAAGATCACCCTCGATGCAGAGGTGCTGGACGAGCTTGTCGCCTCAGCAGGAGGTTCTGCGAGGTCCCTGCTGGTGAACCTCGATAAGATTGCCAGTGTAGACGAGAAGGTAAGGCTCGACGCCCTCAGGACCGCTGTTGATGCAGAGAACGAAACGATCGAGCTGTGCCGGGCTTTGCTGAAAAAGGCATCCTGGCCGGAGATCACAAAGATCCTGCGGGATTTGAAAGCTGATCCAGAGACCGCCCGCTGGTCTGTGCTGGGATACGCGAGGAGTGTCCTGCTGAAGAAGAAGGATCCGCAGGCTTACATTGTGATAGACTGTTTCAAAGAGCCCTTCTACGAGTCGAAGGAGGCGGGGTTGGTAGCGGCCTGTTTTGAAGCAGTCTCTAACGACTGAGCACCATAACAAGGAGTAAAGTATGGAATCAAATGTTGATGTTGTAGCCCTTAACCCAGAACAGTTGGATATTGAAGCTGTGTGTCAGGCAGAGCTGTTTCTGGAGTGGGCGGAGAAGTCGGTTGAAGCGAAGGCGGAGGCGGACAGGCTGAAGCGGGAGTTGGACACAGAAGAGGCATTGACCTCCTTGAGGATAAGGGAGAAGCCCGAGGACTTTGGTCTGGAGAGGGTCACAGAGGGAGCTATTGTTTCTGCCGTCAAAACCAATAAGGCATATCTCAAGGCATTGGAGGCTTACCAAGAGGCAAGGAAAACGTCTGCTCTATACGACCAGGTGGTCAATGCGTTGGAGCAGCGCAAGAGGATGATCGAAGTCCTTGTGACACTGCACGGCCAACAGTACTTCGCAGGCCCGTCAGTGCCCAGGGATCTGGTAGCGGAGTGGAAAGAACATCAGGAGGCCAGAAGTGAAAAGGTGACAAGCAGACAGAAGAGTGTAGCCCGCAAGCGGGGCAAGTGATCCAGGACAAGCATCAGTGGTTTGAAAGGAATTGCATCTATGGCAAAACACAAGTCGAAGAGGTCGAGGGTCAGTAGGGACAAGGTGCGTCGCAACGCAAAGGAGCAGGGGTCGAAGAGAAACTACTTTGACCTTCCCGTTGGCGTCCGTGAGTGGGCACCCGACAAGGCTGGCCGATACATGATTGACATCGTTCCCTACGAAGTCAAGGCCGCGAACCATCCTGACGGGATCGAGGCGGGTGTTCTGTGGTATAAGCACCCGTTCGCCATCCACCACTCTGTCGGCGCATCTGAGAACTCCATTGTATGCCCAGGGAGTGTGGGCAAGCCCTGTCCCATCTGCCAAGAGAAGCAGAGGCTGTCGAAGAACTACGATGAGAACGAGGAGGTCATTCGATCCCTCAACCCACAGAAGTTCGTCGCCTACAACATCATCGACCCTGATGATGCGGGCGCTGTGGCCATCCTCTACATGTCAAGAGGAAAGTTCGCCCTCCAGCTCGAGAAGGAGCTTGAAGAGGGTGAGGACGACATCCTCAGCTTCTACGATGTGACAGAGGACGGCAGAACCCTGCGTGTCCGCTTCAGCGATGCGTCGTATGAAGGCCGCAAGTACATCGAAGCCACAAGGATCGACTTCAAAGAGCGTCCTGCAATGAACGAGGAAGAGATCCTTGGGATGACGGTGTGCCTGGACGAGGCGTTCAAGATCCTGCCCTACGACACCATCAAGAAGATGTTCCTGCAGGTTGATGCAGAGGATGGAGAGGAAGAAGAAGAGGAAGAGCCCCCGAAGAAGGCTACCAAGAAGGCGGCCAAGCCCAAGAAGGAAGAGGAAGAAGAGGAAGAGGAAGAAGAGGAAGAAGAGGAAGAGGAAGAAGAGGAAGAAGAGGAAGAGGAAGAAGAGGAAGAGGAAGAAGAGGAAGAGGAAGAAGAGGAAGAGCCCCCGAAGAAGGCTACCAAGAAGGCAGTGAAGAAGGCTGCCAAGCCTAAGAAGGAAGAGGAAGAGCCCCCGAAGAAGGCTACCAAGAAGGCAGTGAAGAAGGGTGGCAAAAAGAAGTGCCCTGCCGGCGGGACCTTCGGCAAGGACATTGACAAGTACGACGAGTGTGACGACTGCCCGCTCTGGGACGCGTGCGAAGAAGCCTCAGAGTAGTCCGCGTCAGTAACTCAAAGGTGGGGGCTTGGCCCTGCTGAGCCCCCACCACTACTCAGGAGTAATAGGTTGTCCAGCAAAGAAGAAGCGGAACAGATCAACAAAGAGCTCAATAGGAAACCGAGAGCAAGAAAGGTTCGGAGACGGGATCTGCTTTCCACAGGGAGCACTCTGTTAAACCTGGCCTGTAGTGATAACCCTTTTGGAGGGCTGTTGAAAGGCAAGTTCTACCTGTTTGTGGGGAATAGCCAGTCGGGGAAAACTTTCCTGTCTCTGAGCTGCCTTGCTGAGGCTGTGCAGAACAAGTACTTCAAAGACTACCGTTTGATATATGACAATGTAGAGGACGGCTGCCTCATTGATGTAGACAGGGTTTTCAGCGAGGAGATAGCAGACAGAGTAGAGCCCCCTGCTGTTGACGAAGAAGGGGAGCCCCTGTACTCACAGAGCATTGAGGAGTTCTACTACAATGTGGATGACGCCCTCGATGACGGGCGCCCTTTCATATACATCAACGACTCAATGGATGGCTTGACCTCTGATGCAGAGAACAGCAAGTTCGAAGAACTGAAGAAAGCCCACAGAGGGGGCAAACAGACTACCGGGAGCTATGGTGATGGGAAGGCAAAGAAGAACTCCTCTAACCTGCGCAGAGTTGTGAGCAGACTGAGGAATACAGGATCTATACTCCTCATCGTGTGCCAAACACGTGACAACATAGGCAGCAGGTATGGTGGACAGACCTACTCCGGGGGCAAAGCCCTGAAGTTCTATGCCACAGTAGAGGTATGGACAGCGGTGACCGAGACGTTGAAAAAGACTGTGATGGATAAGGTGAGGGATGTGGGTGTCCTTATTCAAGCGCAAATCAAGAAGAATAGGATTACAGGCAGGCTGTCAAAGGTGGAGTTCTCTATTTTCCCATCCTACGGCATTGACGATATGGGATCCTGCATTGACTTCCTTGTTGAAGAGAAGTGGTGGCCCATAACAAAACAGACCATCACTGCCACTGGGCTGGGTATCAAAGGAACGCGGGACAAGCTGATTGACCAGATAGAGAAGGCGGGGCTTGAGGATTCAGTCCGCTCTGCTGTAGGGGAATGCTGGGCTCGTATCCAAGAGGAAAGTGCATTGAAGAGAAAGAAGCGATATGAGTAAAGCCCCGCGGGTGCTGATTGATGCCTCATACCTTGCGCACCGTGCCCTCCACTCTCTACAGGGATTGGAGTTCGAAGACTTCCCCACCGGTGTGATATACGGTTTGCTTGAACAGATCCTTTCATTGGCATATGATGATAGAATCACTTCAAACAGACTGTTGATGTGCTTTGACTCCCGTAAGAGCTACCGCAAGAAAGCCTACCCTGATTATAAAGGGAACAGGAACAAGGATCGGACTGAGAAGGAGATGGCTGAGCTGCGGGCAATGCACAAACAGGTGGACTTGATGAGGAGCGAGGTATTCCCTGCCTGCGGGTTCCTCACAGCACGCCAGTCAGGGGTTGAGTCCGACGACCTGATGGCCTATGCAGCAAAGCAAGGGCGGGACAAGGTTATCCTTGTGACGTCAGATGGGGATCTCTACCAGTGCATTACAGACAGTGTACACTGGTATGACCCTGGTAGAGACCAATACCTTGACCCGTTAACCTTCTGGGTAAAGAAGGGTATTGAGCCCCACCAATGGGCGGAGGTTCAGGCCATTGCGGGCTGCTCCTCTGACAATGTAAAGGGCATCAGAGGAATCGCAGAGAAGTCAGCTATTGACTATGTCCTTGGGAGGCACAACCCCACCTACAAAAGATTCAAAGCCGTTGTGGAAGGGCGCCGCACCATAACGCTCAACCGGTCACTGGTTACCCTCCCCCACAAAAAGACAAAGCCCTTTGACATTGTTGAGCCACAATATAACCCTGCTGCATTCTTTGAGCAGTGTGAGCGGTTTGGGATACGGACATATCTAGAAGGGGCGAAGCATAGTGCTTGGCTCCGTTTCTTCAGTGGTGACTTTGACAGAGTAAAGTCACGGACAAGAAAGAGAGGACGGTAATGATCGAGCAGAAGAAAAAGATGCTTGAGGATGTTTTGGGCTGGGAACTCCCCGCGGAACAGAAGCTGGAGATCATCACTCTTCTGACCGGGTTCTTCCAGCAGGAGAAGAATGCGTGGAGTGAGGAGGCGGAGAGGCTGAAGAGGCGGGAAGCGAAGAGGAAATACAGGGAGAGGAAGAAGAAGGAGAAGTACGCAGAGAGGCAGAGAAGCCCGATGCACAACGATACGATTGGGAAGACACCTGCAGTGTTCTAAGAACCTGTTGGTATGGAGAAACACTGATGGCCAAGGGCGGAGCATACGAAAGAGCAATCTGCAAGGCATTGAGCCTCTGGTGGACAGAAGAGGGACGGGATGACGTGTTCTGGCGGTCCTCTACAAGCGGGGGAAGAGCTACTGTGCGATCCCGCCAAGGCAGGGCCACCTTTGGACAGTACGGAGACGTTCAGGCTACGGACCCAATAGGGCAGCCCCTGATTGATCTCTGCACAATAGAGTTGAAGTGTGGATACGGAAAGACCAGTATTGCAGACGTTCTCGATGCTCCGCCCACCGCCGCTACTCAACAGTGGTTGAAGTTCGTAGAGCAGGCGGAGGAAAGCCAACGGGCGGCAAGCGCACCATATTGGCTCCTTATCACTAAGAGGGACAGGCGGGATTCAATGATTTTTATGCCCCGTCCCTTCCACGGGCTCTTGGTAAGGGAGAGTTTGGTTCTTTACTCCACGCATTGGAAACCCTGCATCGTATTCAGAGGTGAAGGAAGGCATATCGTTGGTACGAAGTTTTCTGAGTTCACACGGACGGTGAAGCCCGATATTATAGTGAGAGCTGCTGCAAAGGAGAGCAACAGGTGATTGAACAACTTGTCCTCAAAAACTTCCAGCGACACCAAAACCTCACTATAGACCTTGACCCCCATATCACTACCATAGTAGGTCCTTCAGACTCAGGTAAGTCTGCTGTGATACGAGCCCTGAGATGGTTGGCAACGAACAGCCCTGCAGGGGACGCCTTTATCCGAGACGGGGAGAAGAAGGCGGGAGTGGTCCTTACAGTTGACGGGGAGACGGTTGAGCGAGAGAGGGGCGCCGGGGCAAACATATACAGGCTTGGTGAGGACGAGTTTCGTGCGTTCGGCAATGAAGTCCCGCAAAAGATTGGGCAGATGCTGAACCTTGGACCATTGAACTTCCAGGGGCAACACGACTCCCCATTTTGGTTTGGGGAGACAGCGGGAGAGGTATCCCGCCAGCTGAACAAAATAGTCAACCTGTCCATTATTGATAACGTTCTGTCGTTCCTTGCCTCGAGGACCCGAGAGGCAAAGGTAGAGGTTTCAGTATTGGAACAAAGGAAAAAGGAAGCCCAGGCGGAACGGGCAGCACTCGTCCACGCCCGCCGGATGGATAAGGACCTCAGGGCCGTGGAACGTGCGGAGGAGGGCTTCTCGAAATGCTCAAGGAGCCGCTCTCTGCTGCACGATCTCTTCGAGCAGGCGTCTTGCTACTACAAGGAAACGGAGTCGCTGGACGCCCGCAGACGCGAGGCGGAGGGTGTGCTGCGGAAAGGCGAGGCATTCCAGGCTCTTGCACAGAGGGTAAAAGAGCTGAAAGGGGTGATTGAGGAGATTGGGAGCCTACAAGTTCAGGCGAAACGCCCAGTGCCCTCGGTGGTGGGACTTGAGGAGAGGTTCTCAGTCTATACTGATTGCCAAGATAGGGCTGAGGGCCTGAGATCCTGTGTCAGTGGGATACGGGAGAAGATGGATAACCTTCAGTCCTATAAGACAGGGCTGAGGAAGGCAGAGAAAGAATTGAAGGCTGAGATGGGGGACGTTTGCCCCCTATGCGGCCAGGAGGTAAAGAAATGAGTGACCACGCTGTCGCCATAGTCTGCGCAGATTTACACCTATCAGACAAAGCTCCAGCCTGTCGTGCTGAGAAGGGGGAGGATTGGTATGGTGTGATGGACAGGACGCTGAAGGAGGTTGAGGAGCTGAGGAGAGCTGTGGGTGGTCCCCTGTTGATAGCGGGAGACTTGTTTGATAGATGGAATAATCCTCCCTGGCTTGTGAACTTTGCCATACGAAAGCTGCCCAAGGATGTCATTGCGATCCTGGGCAGCACGACATCC